TCTCTTGTTTACCTAGACTTTACAAGTGGTCAAGGTGCTGATGGTTTCTATACAATTTCTCTAATCAATGCTAACCAATATTCAGTAACAGCACCCACAAGTCAAAGTACTACTGGTAACGTTTCTAGAAAGAGAATTATTGACCTTACTAGAGTAATTAATACTTCTGCAACTAATGCAGCAAACTGGACACAGTTAACTTCAACTAACATTGATGCTTCTAACATTGTTGCTGGTACTATTGACCCAGAGAGATTAGCTGGTAAAGGTACTTCTAACTCTTACACATTCTTACGTGGTGATTCATCATGGGAGTATGCACTACAATCAATTAGACCTACTACTCAGGATTGTGTAGTTGTCGGTGGATCTCTAACAGATAGTACATACATTGACAGTATTACTATTACTAATGGTGGTACTGGATACACAGATGGTACTTATCAGAACATTCCATTAGCGGGCGGTAACGTCAGTATTTCTGATGTTGGTGTTGCAAGAGGTACTTATATTGTTTCTGGTGGTGTAATTACATCTGCTAGTGTAACTGACTCTGGTACAGGATATACTGCTGGATTTAGCATTACAATTCCTGCAGAACTTGGTGGTGGTTCAGGAGCAATTCTAACTGCTGTTAAAGGTACTATCAACCGTGTATATGGTAACATTGAGGTTGATATTAGAAAGGGTGATAACTTAACTCCTGCTGCTACTGTATATGGTAACTACGGTGTATTCCGTTTCCGTAAGGATGTTGCTAACCAGGCAGTTGGTAACCAGTCAGAAGGTGGTTTTGTAATTGATAACGATGGTCAGGTCGCACTAGATCAAGGACCAGGATCAGAACTTAATGCTGACAAACTGGATGGTAACCACGGTGCATACTATCAGAATGCAGGTAATTTAACTGCTGGTACACTTGATCCCGCACGTCTTGCAAATACCACATACTCAATATCAATATCTGGTACTGCAGATACTGCAAACAGAATATTTAACGAGACTGCATCACTTACATCAAATCCTGGTCCTGCACAGGCAGCAAACGGTATATCTGCTGCTCTTAGAAATAACAGTGCAACTGGTCTAACTGATGGTGGTACCACACACGGTATCATGACCTACAGAAGAGAGGCCACAGGAAATGCTTCAATTCAAATTGGTTTCACTGATAATAATAATCTTTGGTTAAGGGGTAATAGTGGAAGTGGTACTGTATATAATAACTGGGAGAAGATCTGGTCAGCTGCTAACGATGGTCCTGGAAGTGGCCTAGATGCTGACAAATTAGATGCACATCAAGGTCTATGGTATCAATCTGGTTATAACTTCGGTGCTTCTCAAGGTGGAATTAATCATCCTATGGGTGATATGTTCTTACCTGAAGTCCTCGGTCAGGACAAGATGGTCTTTGAGAACTTCTATCTAAATGATAGTGGTCTCAAGTATACATTATACGTCCCAGATTTCCATGTAAGAACTGGTACTGGTGGTAATATTAATCCAAGTGGTACTTACACTATCTACTCTGACGTAGGTGCAACAAATAACATCGGTTCTATCGTAGTTGATGCTAATGGTGTTACTGAAGCAACTCATACATCTGGCGAGGTTTATTCATTAATAACAGGTACTATAAGTTTTGTTGGTGGTGCAACTAACGCAAACATATATGTCGTAGGTCCTAACCCAGGAACTAAGTGGACTGTAACATCATCTAACCCAGTATCAAGTGGATCTACCACAGTTATTGGAATGCGTGATGCTGCTGCAGGTGCTAAATTACAAATTGGTAAGGCAGCTGTTTCTACAACTCCAACAGTAGACTTCCGTTCTTCTGGACAGGCTCCTGATTATGACGTACAGTTCATCATTTCTGGTGGTAATACCAATAACGGAAATGGTACTTTAAGAATTAACACTGGTGATATTACCGTTAATGGTAACACTGTGTGGCACGCAGGTAACGATGGTAGTTCATCTCAGCTCGATGCTCATTACTTAGATGGTTTCACCCAGTCTACTGCAGCAAGTGGTAATACAATCGCCCGTAGAGACGCTTCTGGACACCTTACAGTTAACGATTTAACTGGTGACCAAGGTATCTTTACTAACACTGGTACTTCAACATTAAGTCTTGCTGATGGTAATGGTATTACTCTTGGTAAATCCACTACAAATACATTAGCAGTTAAGGGTAAAGCTAACTCAAACACAGGTTATATAAGATTTGGTGATGATACCAAATACTTTGGATATAGTGGAACTTACTTATACTATGGAACCGATTCTTCTAATACCACAATGGTATGGAGAGGTGAGAACGTAGGTATTGGTAATCAAGCAAACAATCCATCTACACTACTTCACCTTTACAGTGATAGTGGATCAACTGCTGAACTTAGAATTTCTGCAGGTACAAACACTAACGGTAATGCTGATCCTCAGATCAGATTTACTGGTCAGAATAATGGCACAAGTGAAGGTTTCTTAATGCGTTATGACAATAGCGTTGGAGACATGTACTTTGATCAGGTATGGACTGGTCTTAGTGATAGTTCTCCTGCTATTCGTTTCAGAGTTGAGACAAATGGAACTCCTAAGGAAGCATTCTACGTCAGAGGTGATGGTGGAACAACCTTCCAGAAAATGATAAGAGCTGATCAACAGATTTCATCTGGTGTTGCAACTGGTACTGCTCCTATCTCAGTTAACTCAACAACTGTATGTCCTAACCTTAACGCAGATTTACTTGATGGTTATTCTGCTACAAACCTACCTTACTTTAAGGCAACTGTTAACACATGGAACAGTGACTCTGGTGGACAACCAAGATTCTACTTCTCCAATAACTCTCATACATATTTCAGGACTGGTAGTGACTTCTTCTATAGGAATGATGCAGACACTGGTATTGGTTCACTTAATGATAATGGTTGTTGGACATTCTACTCAGGTAGTGATACAACACAATCAACATATGGTTTACAAGTTAATCAGTTAAATGGTATTAACCTTAATGCATCTGAAGGATTATCTTCTGGACAGAAGAGCACAGTTCTAAGAGCATCAGGTGACAAGCAGTGGATTGATACTTATGGAGTATTCAAACGTAATAGGAATAGTTGTTCTGAAAATATTACGGTGGCAAACGGAGACAACTGTATGACCGCTGGTCCAATAGGCATAAATAATGGTACCACGATAACGGTGGCCAATGGTGGTTCATGGAGTGTAGTTTAAGAATATGGCTTCTAGAATAAAAGTTGATGAAGTAACTAATTTAGCGCAATCGGGATCGGTTGCGTTTCCCACAGGTGGTGCAAACTTTAGTGGTAATGTTGCTGTAACAGGTAATATTGATTTCACTGGAACTCTACTGCAGAATGGACAACCATTTGTTACTTTACCTACACAGGATGCATCAAACCTTGGTGCTGTTCTGAGATCAGGTGGAACATCTGGAACTGCTTATTGGGACTTATCTCAAGAAGGTACTGCTGATGGTTTTTCTCAAGCCAAGTATAAAGCGGGATTTGATATTACTAGAGGATTTGCAGCTGCTGGATACAGAGGTGGATCATCATGGAGAAATGTTAATCGTCTTGTGATGTCAACATACTCCAATACTAATCTAGGAGATTTGTTATCATACTCTGGAGCATATCTTGACGCTAAGCCAAATACCTCATTTAAAGGTTTTGTTTTTGCAACTGGTAATAGTTGGAACGCAACTACTAACGTAGTTTCGTCATTCAGTATGGTCACAGAATCCAATACTGGATTTGCTACTTCTATGGTATCTAATAAAAACAGAGCAACTGTTATGTGCAGAGACTTTGTTTATGCATATGTGCATGGAGGTGGTGGAGAGAGTAGATTATGTAAATATAATCTATCTACTGAGGCAAACAGTCATAATACTTCTCATCCAGGTGGTGATCAAAACAACCCCGCAGGTGGACAGGGTGCTACAGTAGGATGGATTAAGCAAGGTGATGCAAGATCATTTAACTTCTCAACAGAAGTTTTCCATTATTGGACAGATAACCCAGGCACTGATGGTACTAACAAAACTCTTTCAAGTAGAAATGGTTTCTCATATTGGAATACTGGTGGTGGTTATCGTACATCTAATGATTGGCATTTAAGAGATTCTTATAATGGTGGACGTAGAGCAAGTATTAGTAAAGGTGGTATAACAACTGGTGAGGAAACAATGATGACTGGTAATGAGCATGGTTTCATCGTTGGTCAATATGATGGTAACCAGAATAATAATGGTTATCTATTTACATATGCAAGTCACAGTTTCCAACGAGATTCTAGAATGGATAGTTTAGGAACAAGTGGACGTGCATCTGGTGCAGGTCTTGAGTATGGAACATTGATGTATGGATACACAGGAATGTAAGATGAAGTATTACGTAGCAAGAACTTGTCCTCAGATTACTGAGATAACAACAGCAGAAATTTTCTTCAACATGTACGGTGTATGTGTATTTAAAGTTGAAGATGTATGGACTAGAGATTTGTATAAACTTTCTAAGTCATATGAAGAAGTAGATGAATTAACTGGATTGTATGGTACTCAGCATTTTGGTGAAGTTCGTGCAGTAGTTAAGGTTGTAGATGAAGACCCTCTATCTACTGATGAAATGTATGCTCTAGAAACAGTTGATGGTGGCAGAACTAAGGTAGAATTACCACAAGAAAGAATTGATGCTGCTGTTAAGATGATGAAACTAGTAGCAAAACTAATCATTGAAGATGAATATGATCGCAAATTCTTATCTTTGAAGGCTGAGGAATCTAAGATCGAACAATACTTATGGGAATCTCAAGTACGGGAAGCACGTAATTTGGACGGTGAAACACCAGTACTAAATAGTGTTGCCAAGTCTACAGGATTAGAAGTTAAGGAAGTAGCAGAAAATGTTCTTGAAGGGCAGAATGCTTTTAAAGCAAAAGTGCTTGCTCTTTATGAAGGAATGCTATCTTTGAAGAAAAAATTCAAAGACTGTGCTACAATAAAAGAATTAAACGTACTTTATCAAGATTATATGGGTGTCCCAATGCCTGAGATACAGGCAATTGAAATGGGATTAACCAATGATGTTGAGCAAGACGGGAATACCCAACCAACCTCCGCAGACGTAACACCTGGACTGAAATTTTAATTAATTATTAATTATGACCGTAACATCTGATCAGATTGAAGCTCTCGTTGAGAGCGAAATGGACTATGGGATGTCTCATGAGCAAATTAAAAACTTTGTAATCAATTCCCACGTAACTGGAAAGAGACAACTTCGTCAAGTTCTAATTGAAGTTGAAAGAAGAAACCATGATAGAAAGAAAGTCGAACTTGATCTTAAAAGAAAGCAAATAGAAATTGATAGATTAGAAGATAAATTAGCAACAGTTGAAGATCCATATGATAGACAACTTCTAGAGTTGGATATCCAAGAATTCTATTTGGACTTAGGAAAGTTTAAAGTCACTCTTCATCAGAATGATAATGAGATGGCAGCTTTTATGGAGTGGGTTAATAGAAACTATGGAAGTATAGAAGACATTGCAAAGGCTGCATATTACGACGAGGAAGAAGAACGTAAGTATTGGATTGCTCGTATGGGTAAGCAAGCTGCAATGGATATTTACTGTACAGGTAGAGTAGGTATTGGCAATATAGATTCTATTGCTATGATGAAAGAGGAAGATCAGATTTATGCTCTTAGTGTTGCATACCAATATTCTGGTTTACTCAATGCTGGTATTGCTAAGATACAAAATGAATTGAAACCTCACTTAGATAAATTGATGGCAGATGGTACTTCACCAAGACTCCCAACATTTGATAACATCGAAGATAATCTTAATCTCGAACTCTTTAAAGAATTGACAGGATCTAATTATGCGCAGAAGAGTCTTCAGTCTCCCGATAAACCCGAAACTAAGTGAAGACTTTGTAGTTAATACTTTTATTCCTTTTCTTAAGGAGTATAAGGATTATATACTAGACTTATATTTCACTTGCAGAATTCCCCCATTCGATCAAGATGCGATGGGGGATGTTTTCATGAATCCAGAAGCTTTAATTTCTTCTGCATGTTATATCTCAAATCAATCTGATATACCATTATCTGCTACCTTCAATAATATATGGGTAAGACCAGATCAAAAGAATTTAGATGAGTGGATTAAAAACTTTGCTCCTATCTACAATGCAGGAGCTAGAGTAGTAACCCTTCCACATACATCATGGGTATCTACTGGACAAATACAAGCAGCATTTCCAGATCTGTTTATAAAGAATACTATTCTAAGAGAAGTAACTAAAGCAAATGAAATTGTTGCTCTCGCAGAAGCAGGATTTCATTATATAAATTTGGATCGTGATCTAATGAGAGATCATGATCAGTTACTTGAGATAAGAAAAGCAAAGGATTATTGTGCTTATCTTGGTAAACCAGTAATGATTTCAATGCTTGTTAATGAGACATGTTGGGGTGGTTGCCCTATTATGCCAGAGCATTATCACTACAATAATACTAGAAAAGGTAAGGATCCAATATATTTTGCAAGTTCTATTAGTAGAGTATCTTGTTCTACTTGGGATGTACAGCATCCAGAATATGATTTGAAAGCAGCAAACTTACCACCATGGAGAGAGGATTGGGTTGAGATGCTCAATTTGGGTATTGATGTATTCAAGTTGCATGGTAGAGAGAATGCTATGCGTCTTCAAGAGAGTATGGATCTTATTAAAAGGTGGGCAGATAACGAAGAGTATATGTTCCCTGAGTATAAGAAATATCAAGCAGAACTTAAGATGAAGGATGCTCCTATTAATCTTTGGAGACAGAAAATAAAAACATGTAAGTTTAATTGTTGGGACTGTAATTACTGTGAAGCAGTTGTGGAATCTCATATGAAAAAAGCAGATTTGAGAGTACATCCACAAGTAGAAACATGCATTGAAGCATTTCACAATTCTGGTAAGTACTTATCTAATCATAGAACATATGACCCTAATGACCCAAGTGCATATTATAATGTACCTGGTTTATCATCACCTAGAGTAAGACATTTCTTAAACAACCTATGCTCCCAGGAAGGTGCGGTCTATCTTGAGGTTGGAGTATATGCTGGTTCTACATTCTGTGCAGCTATACAAAATAATGATATGGTTGCTGCATATGCTAATGACAATTGGTCACAACCAAACCTTCAACCAGCTAGACAAGACATTACTTTACCACTAGAAGAAGTTAACGTTAGTTCTTTTGTTAAAAACTTACAAACTAATATAACAACTGATAGTCTAGATTTTGATGTTCAAGTATTGAATGGTGATTCATCAGGACTAGGTAAGAAAGATTTCAAACATGATGTCAATATTATTTTCTATGATGGGGATAATAGTCCAGTCAAAATGACTGAGTTTTTTACTAACATGTTGAATTTCACAGAGAGTGTATTTACTTTAGTAGTAGATGATGCAAATATAGAAGCAAATGTTGCTATTACTAAAAGGTTTATTGAAGAAAATAATCTCAAAATTTTATATGAACGAGAGCTACTTAACGATAGTGAAGATCCTGATATGTGGTGGAACGGTTTGTATGTAACTGTACTGGCTAAATAGAATCGTGGATAGTATAAGCGAAGTTATCAATGTCTCAGATTAATGTAGGTATAGTTAATAGTACTGTCGGGCTAAACCTCCCAAATTACGCAGCTAACTCTAGACCTGCTGCCACGACAGCTGGACAGACAATATATGATCCTGATGATGGTAAGATCTATGTTGCTGACGGAACTCAATGGGTTGCCGTTGGTGGTGGTAGAGCATCTAACGGATTGACGCAGGACACTGCTGCAAACAATGTTACAGAGATTGTGAACGCTGGTGCAACTACTGATGGAATTTATTGGTTTAAAGATTCCACTGGTAACACTAAGTATCAAGCATACGCAAAGATCAGTAGTCCTATTGATGGTGATCCTTGGGTTCTTGCTTTTACTATTAATACTGATGCTGCTAATAGTCATCTAGGTGGGCAACCCCACTGGGATAATACAACTTTTTGGTTGACAAGAAATGAGCAGTCTCAAACTAATTCATCTCCATGGAGCACTAATGTAAAGACCAGAGCATATGATAATTATCCTGTGTCTGAAATATTAATGATGTGCCATAAGAAACAAGGTTTCAATAACAATAGTGCACAGTTAAATGGTTATGGTGTATATGTAAACAATAATTATTCTGGACAAACTCTTTACAGTATGATGACCACTGGTAATAATCTTACTGTTAGTAGTGGTGGAAGGAAGACTGGTCAAGATTATTCTAACCTTCTAAACTGGAATAACAACAGACCACAGATCCTTGGTGGAGATATGTTCATTAGTACTTCAGGATCTACCTCAGCACATGGATATGATAATGGATCATATAATTTGATGTTTAATGTTACCAATAACTTTAACTCAAATGGATATGCTTTAGCAAGAATATCAACAAGTGGTGGTGCTGGTAATGGTAACTATGGTTACACTGCTGGTGGATGTGGTATTAAGCACCGTCATAATGGTTGGGGTGGTTATGCAGCATATGATAAGATCTCAGCATACTGTAGTGGAACTGAGATATATGGATCAAGTTCTGATGGTACAAATTATACCAGTGGTCTTAGTAATTATTACCCTAACTGTATGGGTAGATATAATGGAGTAGTAAATTACAACATAGCGGTGTTTGTACGATGAAACTAATTATCAATAAGAATAAAAACGTAACGGATGTTAATGGGAAGTTCTCCTATTTCATAAAGGTTGTTGATGACACAGGTGCAGAGTTTGCTGAATATGAGCAAAAGATACCAGCTACAAAATATAATCAACCAGATGAAAGTGAATGGGAAGCAATTAAAACTGGTGTTTTAAATCAACTATATGGACAAGGAAAACCATTTGATATAGAGAATGCTGAAATAACAGAAAACGTGCTATAATATATAATATAGTCGATATGATATTGTGAATGAATTGTTTCCTGTCTTGATCTGGAAGACAAAAATATCAGAGCATGAACAGATAAAAGAATTAGCACTTCAGTTTGTTGAGGAGCAATATCCAAAAAAACCAAATACTTTTGGTGATGCACCAGTAGAAACACAGAATGTCTTTACCACCTATGGTCAAGATATTGGTTTTCCATGGCCTGAGATAATGCCTAATTATATTCAACCCCTTCAGGAGATGGGAAGAGAATATGGATGTTATGGCGAAGAAGGTTTACATGATAGGATTGGTATAAATCACGCATGGTTTAATGCATACAAGACTGGTCAGTCTCATGATCTACATGATCATTTGCCTGGTCAGTTTTCTGCTATACATTATATAAAGTATGATCCAGAGATTCATACACCAACAGTATTTTTAAATCCATATAGACAAGTATCTCAAGCATCTGCACCACCTAGAAGAAATTTAGATATCACAAAATGTCCTCCCATGTGGGCACAAAGATCTTTCTTCCCAGTAGAAGAAGGTGATCTTATTGTATTTCCAGCTTTCTTTGAACATTGTGTATTGAAGCAGACTAGTGATGAATTCAGAATTACTATGTCGTTTAATTTTAATTTTGTATGAATAAACTTGATATATTTCCCACTGAAGTATTTTGGTTTGATTGGGGTGGAGATGTTGAAGCTCTCTTAGAACACACGAAGAAGCAAAATCTCATACCTTTATCTGGTGTAGCAGATCAATCAAAACCATACATTCATTTGTTAGATGGGTATAAAGAATTATTTACTTGGATTGATGAATGTTCTGAACAGATTAGAACACACTATCAACTTCATTGTGATAAGTTATCATTAACTACTGCATGGATTAATAGATACCAACCAAAACAATACATACATTACCATAGACATCCTATGGCTGCTTTCAGTGGAGTATTCTTTTTAACTGGTGGTGCTCCTTTGGTACTCAAAGATCCAAATATATGGAGAACAAATCATTCTACTATACCAATTTCAAGATTAGATAGACCTCAATTTGAACTGGAACCAATTCCAGGAAGAGCAGTTATGTTTCCTTGGTGGTTGGAACATGGATCTGTCAATACTTTAGATAGTGAAAGATGGTCTATTGCTTTTAATACAATGCCTTCTGGAAAGATTAATTATGATGATGGACATAATTTATCGTCAGCTGAATTGGAAGTTGCTATTCGTGGTCTCGAAGTAAAATGAAAACATATTTTTTTATGGCAGGACTGCCTAGAGCAGGTGCCACTTTATTACAAGCACTATTAAATCAAAATCCAGATATACACACTGGACCAGAATCTCCTGTATGTGGATTGATTGATAATAGTTTGCGTTTCTTACATGGTAATGAACAACAGGTATTATATCCCAAACCCAAGTTTCCATCATTACTCAGCAGATCTATTATCGATTCTTATTATGCTGATGTTGATGAGAAGTATGTTATTGATAAGTGTAGGGTATGGGCTTCAGATTTTAATAGAAGACTTTTGTGGGATTTAACTTCTAATGTTAAGATCATTGCACCAGTAAGAGATGTACTGGAAGTTCTAGCATCATACATTTCTATAATTAATGATTCAAAACTACTAACATTCGTTGATCAAAATCTTAAATTCTTGGGACAGGAAATTAGTGATGATAATAGATGTCATTGGTTAATGAAAGAAGATGGTCTTATTGGTATGTCTTTAAAGACTTTACAAGAGACCTATGTAGATAATGAGGTATTTTTAATAGAGTATGAGGAGTTAATTAATAATACTGATAGTGTTCTTTCCAATTTGTATGAGTTCTTAGAGATCCCACATTTCCAACATACATATGAAAATATTGAGTATCAGTTTAAATCTCAAGATGGAATGTTAGGTCTACCAGATTTACATTATGTTAGACCAACTATAGAGAAGAGGATTAATCCTTGGAAGGAAGTTCTATCTAATGAAGTAATTCAGAAATATAAAGGAATGGAGTTTTGGAGATGAGGATAGATCAACCATACAAATATATTGGTACTGCTATTTGTCCTACGTGTGATGTAAAATGTTCTCCAGAAATTAATCCAAAACATTTTAAAGAGAATACTATACGACAAGATTCATTCGAGCAGCATAGGTATACTGAAACTATCTTCCTTAGATTTAGAGAGAAGATGGATTCTTGGGTGGACTTTAATATAATTGAATATCCTCTCTTTGAGAATTATTCTAATGCTGTATGGTATTATCTTGAGTTCTTAAAGGATCACTATGAATTTTCTGATTACTGTGCTATAATTGCAAATTTAAAGCCTGGTGGATCTATCCCACCTCACATTGATTCTGGACCTTACTTCGATAAATCTCATAGAATTCATATCCCAATAAAGACGAACTCCCAAGTTCTATTCCAGATTGGAGATCTACCATCTTTCCATATGGAAGAAGGAAAAGCCTATGAGATTGATAACTGTGGCTCACAACATCAAGTTGTTAACTATAGTAATGAAGATAGGTATCATATAATTTTCGATTTATTTTGTTAGGTTACTGATGAACAATATTAAAGATGTTGATTTAAGAGAAGACTTCATTGGTATTTTCGATACCAATATAAACTGCCAGCAGTTTATTGATCATTTTGATAAATCACAAGCAACTGTTATCCGTAGAAAAGTTATGGATGATAAAAGTGACAGAGGTGCACGGGTATTTAAAGTTGATGATTCCATGCTTACTATTGAAAGTCATATGGTATCCTTCAATAGACCAGTAAGATTTTTGGAAGAGTATAATGCTTTAACCAAAACCTGTATGGATATCTATGTCAATAAATGGAGTAGTGTTGCTAATTTTGATTTACAGCAAGCTTACATGAATATTCAAAAGACTTCACCAGGACAAGGATATCATGTATGGCATTGGGAGGATGGTCAGCATGGTACAAATAGAAGAATGTTTGCTACTATGCTATATTTGAATGACGTTGAAAAGGGTGGTGAGACTGAGTTCTTACATCAAAGTCTTAGAGTTACACCACAGAAAGGTAGGTTTTTAATATGGCCTGCTCATTGGACACATGCTCATAGAGGCAACCCACCCCTAGAAACCGATAAATATATCGCTACTAGTTGGATAGAAAACCAAGATATATAGTATACCATTATTATTTTAAACCATGGACGCTGAGACAATGGTGAAGGAATTCACCGACCAATTGAAAGACCAGAAAGCAACAATTGTTGAATTGGAAAAGCAACTTGCTACTCGCAAAGAGCAGGTGTTAAGATTAGAAGGTGCAGTAGAAGCATTAAACATGACACTTAAGAAAGAAGATGAAGCGGAAGTCACTGGGAAGTAGTGAAGAAAGACGTAAAGAGCACGTAGAATCTACGCAGTTTACTGTACCCTTTGATGGATCACCAGAGACATGTCCATATAAAGTTGGTGATCTCTATGAGGGTAGAGAGATTGTATCTATAGGGTTTACTGAAAATGTCTATGGGCATTATTATCACCTTATTGTTGAGAGAGGACGTGCTCATTTAAGAATGAAGTTCCAATTTGATAAAAGCCATGATCTGAAGTTCAGTAAACCAGTCGAAAGGATGACTGGTCCTGTACCAGATATAAGCAAGTATTTAGAGAAAGCAGAGATTAACCAGACTGCATAAGCAGTATAAATAATCCTGAAGACTAATTGGAATTAGAATGAAGAGGGTAGTCGTAAGGGTATCTGATAATTATAGTTTGGATTCCGCTGCATCGGCAATTCTAAAATTATACGGTTATCTCACCTTCGTAAAATCTTATAGAAGTTTCGGGATCATTTCTTTTGATTGTCCTGAAACATATCAAAATGTTATTCTTGATCAACTCAGAGCTCTTAATGTAGTAAGGAGGGCAAATTGGGATGAGCAAAAATATTCATGCGATCCAGTAGAGGAAGGAGCGACATTGAATGTAGGTAGTGATGGAGATATATCTTTAAACTCAAGTGGCGAAACAAATGTTTCTGCTAACACAAGAAATTTAACTGGTACTGTAACTGGTACCATATATGTAAAGGTACAAAACTTTAGTGGAAACAACTTATACGTATTCTCCAATAGTCCTGGGGGTACGTATTCTTTGTATTCAAACCAAGCTGGATTTATACAAGGTGGTACTTATACCTTCGATCAATCAGATAGTTCAAATACTGGACATCCCCTTAAGTTCTCTGAAATTCCTGATGGTCCTAATACTACAGGTGGAACAGAATATACAACTGGTGTAACTTCAAGTGGAACTCCAGGTACAAATGGTACAACAGAAATAGTCATTGGTTCTACTACACCATCTATTCTATATTTCTATTGTGGTGCTCATCCTAACATGGGTAGGTATTCCATTAATAGTCCATCAAGATATGGTACAATTAATGTTCATGACTATTGGCACTTAGATAGGATTTCAAAACAAGATCGTCAATATTTGAATAGACAGTTTAGTTACAATGAATCTGGTGATGGTGTTGATATTTACGTTCTTGATACAGGTGTCCGTGGAGCAAGTAGACCAACTGGTAACAACGCTGCTCTACATCCAGAATTATATGACCCAGACTTTGTATCTGATTTAAACGGTACTTCTGAGCAACAGAACTACAGGGTATTTGAGGTAACTGGATATTCAAGTCCATATGGAACTAACGAAGATGACAATGGGCATGGTACCAAGTGTGCTATCATGGCTGCTGGTAGAACAGCAGGTGTATCGAGAGACGCAAAGATATATGCATTAAAGTGTTTTAATTCTGGTTTGTCAGGATCTTATACTGATATACTAGGTGCATATCAAGCAGTCATAGATCATAATGATAGTGGTAATGGTAACTACAAAGGCAATACTCGCCCAGCTATAATTAACTCATCCTTTGGTCCTACTATACCAACGCAAACATATCCATATGTTGAGTTGAATGATTCGGGTGCTGATTCTGGAACTGATGAAGAAATGCTAGATGATATTGAAGGTACTATAGCTGGTACTAAGAATATTATTGTAGTAAGATCTGCTGGTAATGGGTTTAAAAATTCAAGTGATCAGTTTGCTGGTCCAATTACAGGTAAGTGTATTGCTGGTACAAGAACTGCTGGATATGATGACAACGCAGTTGGTGGTATTAATAATGTTGATACTAATCAGAATAAGATATCTGTTGGTGCTACAGAATATAATGACAGATGGGCAGACTTCTCCAATTATGGTAATGGTGTAACTACTGTTGCTCCTGGTGCAAAAATACTGTGTCCAAAATATGATTGGACTGCTAACACACCATATACTAGTGTATCTAATTACGATACTATTAATGGTACATCATTCTCTGGTCCCCTAGTAACTGGAATAGTTGCTGCATGGGCTGGTAAGAATGGATATACTTTACTCACAAATAATATTTGTGGACTTGCTAAGAGCTTTATCAGAACTGGTGGATCCACTGGAGATATAACAAGAGGTGCTGTTGATACATATCCTGTTAATAGTATTGAAGATAAGAGATTAATTGATAATCCTTTTGAAACTTCTAATGGATCTAATTTCCTTATTATAAGTTTTGACCCAGCTGATTCCGCACACTTCATTGGAAACGTTGGTAAGAAAATTCAATTGAGAACTTCTGGATCAACTGGTAGTTTGACAGTTGGGGGTTTGGATATTGCTGCACTCTCACAGAGTGGATGGTTAACTGTTCAGGCAGAAAGTGCTGTTAATAATACAATAACAGTTACAGCATTGTCTAATGCTACTGCTAGTACAACTGGTGGTGGTACTGGAAACTATCTTGCACTCATTAAACCAGAAGCAAAAACACATGAAAGTATTGATGGTGTTGTAGGGACATCAACAACTTTAAGATCTCAAACTGATGCACAGGAAGCTGCTGGTACTGGTACATATACTGATGTAATTTACTATCCATTAGATACAGGTGTTGATTTTAACTATGCTGCTTCTGGATCTACTATTACAACTAAGCGTGGTGTATTCTTCCCTTATGTTGATACTTCAGTAACATGGCAAACATCAGCTGGTGCATTAACTGGAAGTCCATTTACTAATGGTGCTAGTGTTAATATTGATTTGGGATTAAATGGTGTAACCTTTGCAAATGAACCAACCCTAGAGGCATATACTCTTAGTGGAGATAGTATTGGTGCATCTGGATTAGCATTAGATTCTGCTACAGGTATTCTAAGTGGTACAGTAACTTCCGATTATATTGATACCACTTTTAATTTCACAGTAACTGAGAACACTACTCAGAATGCTCGTGCATACAGTTTTACAACTACAGGAACTGGTGTTGTTGTTACAGTTACTCAACAACCATCTGCTACTTCCGTAGAGGCAGGAGCTAATATAAATGCTACATTTGGACCAGTCGCAGGTATTAGTTCTGATGGTTCTACCATAACATATCAGTGGCAATACTCAAGTAATGGTGGAGTTGGTTGGTCTGACTGTGCTAATGACAGCAATTATTCAAATGTAACTACAAATACTTTAACAGTTGATGATAATTTTGCATTGAACAGTTATCAGTTCCGTTGTAAGATGGATACTAATACTGCAGTAGCACCTTCATATACTAATGCAGTTACACTAACTGTATATCGTACAATTACTATTCAAACACAACCAAGTGATCAGCAGCCAATGGCTCCTGCAGCTGCAACCTTTATTACTGGTGGTACTACTTTAGATTCTGCAACTGTTTCATATCAGTGGGAAAAATCAGAGAATGGTGATGGTGTAAATTATAGCAGTATTGGTTCAGCAACAAGTTTAACATATACTACAGGATCTACATCATACGATAATGATTATGGAGATTACTATCGTTGTGTTCTTTCATGTCCTGGTGCAGTTAATGTAACAACTAATGCAGCTAGAAACCTTGTACAAAGAACTATAAACATTACATCACAACCAACTAATACAACTGGTGCAGTTGGAGGAACGGAAAGTTTTGGTGTTGCTGCTACTACATCTGATAATGATGCAGGAGATATAACATTCCAGTGGCAGGTATCTATTACTTCTGGTGCTTCATGGTCAAATGTATCTGAGGGAACTGGTGGTACATCAGCTACTTACACTACACCAACATTAACTACAACATACGATGAATATCAGTATCGTTGTTTACTATCTTGTGCTGGTGCAACAACTGTACCTTCAAATGCTGCTACCTTACAAGTAGAGACGGTAACAGTTGTTGTTTCAACTCAACCAACACCTCAAACAGTTAATGAAACTCAAACAGCAACATTTACATGTTTGGGTGATGTTACTATGCAACCTGTTGGTGGTAATGCTGCATCATCTTCATTCGATGTTGAAACCTTCGATACTCCTGCAGGAGGTGGAGGTGGAGGATTAGAAGGGCAGTCTCACCATGAACCTTCAGTAACATATCAATGGGAAAGATCAGATGATGGTGGAAGTAATTTCTCACAAGTTGCTGGTGCAACTAGTGCAAGTTATACAACCTCAGCAACCACATATGCTGCTGATAACTCTGATCAATATCGCTGTGTAATTAGTGCGGTAGGTGCTTCTGTTCCAGCAACAACAAATGCAGTATCCTTAACTGTTTTAAGAACATATTCAATTACTGCACAACCATCTAACCAGACTGCAAATGAAGGTGGAACAGGATCATTCAGTATTACTACATCAACATCTAGTGGAACTCCAACATATCAATGGGAAAGATCAGATGATGGTGGTGCCAATTATTCTACTGTAGCTGGAGCAACTTCTTCATCATACACAACTCCAACTCTTGTATATGCAAATGATAATGCTGATCGTTATCGTTGTATAGCATCTCTTGTTGGATCTTCTGGTGACTTAACTTCTGAATTTGGTTTACTTACTGTTTTACGTGTCATTACTATTCAGACACAACCTCAAGCACAGGCTGTTATTGAAGGAAGTACTGCAACCTTTACTATTGTTGCACAGATTACCAGTGATGTAATTACATACCAATGGCAGAAATCAGTTGATGGTGGTAGTAGCTTCACTAATATTAACGGAGCAAGTTCTGCATCATATACTACACCTGCTACTACATATCCAACCTCACCCAATGAGCAATTCCGTTGTGTTCTTAGTAACCCAGCTGCAACTTCAATAACATCAAATGCAGTAAGTCTTACTGTTAATGAATCTGAGTTTGTATCTGGTCCTGCATCAGTTACCCCATTTATTGATCCAGATACTACTAAGACATTATCAAGACAACCAGTTATTTCTACATCTGCATTTGTTTCTGAGTATGCTGGATCAACTCACTTCTCTACATTCTGGAGAATAAGAAGAGTTGCAGACAACGTAACTGTATATGATACACTTAATAGTTTTGCTAATGGTGATACTGGTAATTTAACTTCTCTCACTGTACCAGCTGCAACATTGGATTTTGATACTGCATATTCAGTACAAGTTAAGTTCAGAGATAATGCTGGACTTGAAAGTGCATACTCTGCTGCTGTTAATTTCACAACTCCATTTGTTGATCAACCAGATATTCAAACAATAACACCTGCATTTAACCCAACAATAAATGTAAATGCTATTGCAATGAAAGCTGGATATCAACATTCATCTAGTGATTGGCAGTTCTCACCTGCAGTAACATTTGCAACTATTGTTCACCAATCACTTGGTAACTCAACAAACTTGACATCATACACCCTTCCAGGTGCTGTTAACCTTAGTGCTAACACTACATATTATGTAAGAATTAGATTCAACGTTAATCCTACCTAACATGGCTTCTCCCTCAACAAGGCAGGGACTAATCGATTATGCATTACGTCAGAACGGTGCTCCTGTATTAGAAATCAATATTGAAGATGATCAGATATCAGATCTGGTAGATGACGCTATTCAATTTTATAATGAACGTCACATGGATGGTTATATTAGAACTCATCTAAAGGTGAAGTTCACTCAAGCCATGATTGATGATATGACTACTGATGCAACTACAGCAGTAGCGGCTGCAACATCATCAGCAATAGCAGTTAATTGGGAAGAGCAAAATAATTATATTAAAGTTCCTGAGCATGTCACTAGTGTTATAAAAGTATTTGATTTCGTATCTAAGAATGTCACAAACTTATTTGATGTTAGATATCAGTGGAGATTGAATGATCTTTGGGATCTAACTAATACAGAAATTCTTACTTACGAAATGGTTAACCGTAGGTTGGAAGACATATACTTCTTGCTGGAAGGACAGAAGCAAACTAGATTCCAGATGAGAGGAGATAGACTTTATTTGGATCTTGACTTTAAAACTGATGTTAAAGAGAATGATTATTTAATTCTTGAAGTCTATCGTGCAATAGATCCTAGCAATACATCTGCTGTATATAATGATCTTTGGATGAAGAGATATGTTACTGCACTTGTTAAGAGGCAGTGGGGATCCAATTTAATTAAGTTTCAAGGAGCACAATTACCTGGTGGAATTACTATGAATGGTGAGTTCATTTATAATGAAGGTAAGCAAGCAGTTGAGAA